AAACAGCCTAGAAGCGTCTTTGTGCAGTTTGGACCCAAAAAACATGCGCTGGACGCCCCGGCGCTTGGCCTCGGCTTCTACCGCCCGAAAAAGCTTTACGCCTTCCATGCGCCCGCGGATGTCGGGATGGGTCCAGAAGATGTCCATCTGAAGGGTCAAGCAGGTGCTGTAGTGCAGGCCGGGAAGGACAAAACCGACGAAATACCCGACCAGCCGCGCGCCTTGCCGCAGCGTCACGACAAGGAGTTCGCCGGCGGCCTCGCTGGCCGCGTACACGTCGTACCGCATGGACAGCGGCACCTTGTCCTTGTTCAGCGCCAGTTCTTGCCAGTGCGCGGGAAAGAGTTCTACCGCGTCAACAAGGAACTCACTCCAAGGCTCAACCTGCGCCGTGATTACGTCTGAAGTCACTGCGTCACCTAGCGCCCGCTAACGCCGCTTTAATTTCGTCGGGCGTTTCGGCAGCGTCGATCCGCACCTGCATGTCGGCGTACTTTTCGCGGATAGCCACCCGCGCAGCTTCAGCGGCAGCAGCAGGCGAGCCAGGTATCTGCTTGGCGATAATCTCATCATGCGGAGAAAACTCGATGGCGCGGGCTGCGCGGCGGATGCTGTGCGCGATGTCTTTGGCTTTGCCGACGTTGATCCGAATAGCAGAACCGCTTTCTGAATACTCCCAAGACCCCCAGAAATGCTCGTCTTTAGGGATATCATTCGCGTCGATAACGCGCCATGGCCGCCCCTGGGGGATGTCTTTGGCCGCGATTTCTTCAATCGTCAGGCCGCAATCCGGCACCGGGATGACAACGGCTACGCCGCCGTCGTCGTTGGGGTATATAATGCGCTGTTCCATTATGTCACCTGAAGATAGCGATTGACACATATGTTGAATCGTAATTGGCGCCGTTTTGGAGGTCGCTACCTGTAGCACCAAAATAGACGCGGAGCGCAGAAGCGGTCGGCGCGGTATCCCAAGCCGTTGCTACGGCGTACTGGGGTCTTGATGAACTGCCAGACGCGGTTCCCGCAACGCCGTAGTTTGCGTCAGGCATAGCGTTAGTAAAATTCACCGTATAGTTGCCGGTGCTGTTCTTAGTGACGCTCGAAACATTTCCGGCGGCTCGAATGGTGCCTGGGCTGGCGGTGCCGTTGAAGTTCACCCAAGCGCGGCAACCATACGCGGTGCCGGCGGAGCCATAGCCGCTGTTGAACCCGAAGGTTCCGTCCTGCGCCAACCGCACCCTTTCGGTAAGAGTGCCGTCTGTCGTTGCGTTGCGGGTGTAGATGGAAAGGCCGCCGTTGGTGTTGTTGCTGCCGTCGTTAAGCCAAGCCTTGATCGCCGCCCACGCCCCCTGGTTGGCGCCAAACACGATTGCGCCGCCGTTATTCGACGCCGACCCGCTGTCGCGGAGAAACGCCGTGCCGCCAAGGTTGCCCGTAGTGCTATAGGTGGTGATCGAAGCCTGGCCAGTGCCGTAGACTTGCAATTGCGCCGCCGGGTCGTCGGTACCGATGCCAACATGGCCGACATCATTGACGCGGACGCGCTCAGTTCCGGCGGTGGAAATGGCAAACTTGTTTGCGGCGGGAAACCATACGCCGGTGTCCAGATCGCTTTGGTGGGCGATTGACGGCGTGGCTGCGGCGCCGTCGGCAAAGCTGGCCACAGTGGCGACCGTAAGCCCGGCGTCTGGAGACGCGGTGCCGATCCCGACGTTACCGGTGGTGTCGATGATGAACGGCGTAGCGTCAGGGTCGGCGCTGTCCTGCACCCTCAAAACCGGGCCGGTGCCCGTCTGGGTGATCTTAAGCGCCGGCGTCGGCGTGTCGCTGTCGATCACGACGTTGCCTGACAAAACGGGCGAAATGGCCGAGGTGGGGGCCGAGATGTAGTCGACCGTCCAAATCTCAACGTCGTTGGCGTCGGTCAGCTTGAACTTGTACAGCGCGCTGCCCAACCAAATGTTAGCCTCGCCGCGCGAATCAAGGATGACCGGGTTGGTGTTAGGCGTGGCCGCCGTGTAGTCCGTGTACGTGGCCTGCGGCGTCGTGGTGCCTGCGGTGTAGGTGTAGACCTTACCTCCCGAGAGCGGAACGCCGGCCGCAGTCGTAAACTGCATTTTAGGTTGGGGGGTCAGGACGGCCATTATTCACCTATGTTCGCTGCGGCGGTGAGGATAACAGAAGGAACAGCGGGCGAAAAAGCAGTTGCAGCAGACGCTTGGATCGACACGTTTGTGTCACTTGTCGCCCACATTAACCGAAAATAATCGCCTGTGTCCATACGTAAGAAATAGTTCCACGCGGCCAGATAGGCTTCGCCGGAACCTGACATTGTAATTTTGCCCGCCGATTGAGGCACCGCTGTGCCGTTGACATCGGCCCAGATATAAACGGTCTTGGCGGACGCATTGGTGCTGACAAACTGGGCGGAAAACTGAAAATTGTACAGGCCTGGGCGGTCCACATAGACGCGCGATGTCGGCGTCCCAAGGTAGACGCCTTGGCTGTAGTCGGTCTTATTGAACGTCATGGCGTAGCCAGTGTTAATGGCCGCCGCCGTCTGCGTTGTTTCGTCGTGGAACGCCCCGTTCCGCAGCGACCCGCTGCCCAAGATGGCAAACAGGTTGTAGAAAAACCGAAACCACGGCCGCGTCGGGTAAGGCGTGGGGTCTTCGGCAATGGCTACCCGCGCTGCGGGTATCTGGGTGATATTCTCAGGCATTGGTCGCGCTAGCGTGGAGTTCCGCGCCCACGATTGTGATTGATACAGGGTCGGTGCCAGATATTTCGTACACGCGGTCGCGCAGCTTCAGCGTCATGCCCAGCCGGCGCCAGAACACGCGGGTGCCGGTTTCGCCGATGCGGCCCATGGTCTTCCAATGCTCGTTGGACCATGTGTGGCCGCCGTCGTCGGACCAGCGCAGCATAACCTGCGGGTCGACGCCTTGGCCCACGCCGTCAAGCCCCACGCCTGTCTCGCAGTCCAGTTGAAGGCTGTGCTGCGTGGTGCGGTTGAGGTTGTTTGTGCCGGTTGGGAGCGCCCGCCACGACCGCAACCACTTCTGAACCGACCCGGCTTCGGAATATACCGTGAGGTCGTAGGCGTAGAGGCCGCCAGTTTGGTAGTCGCCAATGACGATTTCGCCGTTGAATGCCATCTGGTTGTTGCCGCGATGGCGGGTGAACGCGTTGTTCAGCCAGCCGGCGCGCTGGTGCCAGGCCTGCGTGGCGACATCGTAGACCCACGTAGTGTCAGCGGAAGGGAAATTCAGGACGTAGAACGAATGGCCATCCTGCTGGTATGTGTACGCCGTGGCGTCGGAAATATCCGAGTACTGCTGGATTTGCCATTCGACCGAATGGGTCGAAATGCGGGTGCCGTTGTAGCCGTTGGACCGGTAGACGATGCCTTTACCGCGGGCGTCGGCGCCCAACCAAAACACGCCGTTGTCCAGTTTGGCGACCGAAAAGGGCGCAGCGCAGCCGATTTCGTTGAACGCGCCTTGGATGCGCGACAGAGGGAAATCCGGCAGGCCAGCGTTGTACCAGACCTCGACCGAGGTTTGACCAAACAGCCAGACTTCGCGGTGGTCTACGATCAAGGACACAAGATCGTCTGGCGAGCCTTCAGCGCTGGCGAAATCCAGCGGATCGACGGACGTGCCGTCAAGCAGGGCCGTCACCCAGAACTTCTGGCTGTTGGGTTCGTTGAAGACAAAATAGCCGTCAAGGAAACCTACGGTCGTGGCGCCGGGGAAATCAGGGTCCGTGATCTGCGCGAAAACGTCGGTGTTGGCGTTGTAGATATACCCGGTAGCGCCGGCCGCGATGAACAACTGCGTCCCGTTGTCCACCATGGACACAGGGCCTGTCCCCGCGACGGTGCCTTTAGCCGTCGCCACCCATTGATCGTCTATCTTGTACAGCGTGTTGCCGGATACGGCGTAGCCGTAACTGCCAAACGTCCACAGCCCGCGCACAGGCCCGACGCCAAGGGTGACGAGCGACCGCAGGCCTGGCGCGCGTTGGAGGAACGCAGGCTCCTTGCCGCCCTCTGGCACCAGTTCTGGGAACAGGTTGATCATGCGGTTGTCGGCGGCGTTGACGCTGCGCGCCACATACGCCGATCCTAAAATCGGCGTCTTCATCAGTAGTTCCCAGCGAAGATGTTGAACCGCTGACGGGTGCCCACGATGCTGTAGGGCAGCGCCATGATGTCGTCAGGGTTGTTGATGCGCTTCAGGTTGCGCTTGGATGTCATCGCGATGCGCTGCACCTGCATGGACGGTTCTACGCCAAACTCAGGGGCCATTTCACAGGCCAAGTTGTAGCGGAACGCGCGCAGGTAGCCGGGCGGGAACGTCAAGTCTGTGGCCAGATTGGCCGGCTGAGACAGAGGTTCGACCGACACGATGTGGAACTCCAACACCTTCGTCGGCACCGGGTAGACGTACATCTCGATGTCGGGGAACGTCATGTTGACCCACAGCACCTGCGGGTAGGTGCTGGTCACGGTCTTGACCGCGATGCCGTTGTACTGCTGCTGGTTGATCAGCTTGAGACCGTAGGAAATGCCCGACGCCGGATCGCGGAAATAGGTGCTGTCGTCGATGGCGATTGGCCGGTTGCCCACGATGTCGCCGGATGGGCCAAACGTGCGAGAGATGGTGCCCGGCGGCCAAGTCTCCACTTGGTCTTGCGTGGAAAACACCGAAAGGCGCTCGGTGTTCCAGCTTTCGATCATCTGGTTCATAGCGGCAAGCGCGTCTTGTGACGTTTCCGCCGAAGGGGTTTCGCCCTCAGCCAAAACGCCCAGCAACCGTAGGGAGCCGTTGATCAATTCGCCTGCCGTGGCCATGTCAAACTTCCTTCTCTACGCGCCGGCGGGCGCGTCGCGCCAACCCGTTTACCGCGGCTTCAGCAAGAGCCGGTTCTGGCTCAGGCGCTGGCGCCGGGTCGGCAGGGTTATAGCGCATCCAGCCGTACTCTTCATCATGTTTTGCTTCGGCTTCCATGGTGGCTATTTTATCGCCATGGTCAGGGTGCCGCAGGTAGATCAAGCCCATACAAACCTCTGGAGGTCGGCCCCTGCCGAAGCAGGGGCCGGGTCGATTACGAGATCGCGTACAGCGCCCAGGAGTTATCCCCCAGACGACGGGCGCGGAAGGAGCGCACGGTGCCGGCGGTCGCCGCAATGGTCATGAGACCCTGCGAACCGCTGGAACCGATGGTCCAGCCGGTGTTGGTGGTCATCGTGATGACGCCCGCAGTCGTCGTGTTGATGACGCGAAAGTCAAAGGAGGAACCCACCTTGGAGTTGTTCAGGTAGGCGTCCAAATCGGAAGCCAACGGCAGCGTGTAGGCGGCGGTCGTCGTCGGCGTGCCGATGATGATGCCGTTGGTAAGCTGCGCGGCCGTCAGCGTCGCGCTGTCCGTAGCCGTCGCCGGCGCGGGAACAGTGACGATTTCCGGTTCGTTGAGGTTGCCATCACCAAGCTGATAGCCACCACCGACAGAAGGAAGTGCCATGATCGTATTCTCCTATGCTCTAGCCTGTTAGCCCCACATCCGCACAGCCATCGGCGCGCGAATGGTGTTGAAGCCGTACAGCACGTCAATACGACACGGCAGGCGGTCGTTATTGATGTCGTACTGACGCACAACGCGGAGCGAGATGCCGTTGTGGACCTGGCGGGAAGCCATGTCGACGCCCTGCGGCAGGAGCAAGTCCGCCGTGGCGAAGGAGATGGCGTCCTTGTGGTACACAAGGTTCTGCGGGTACTGCGTGGACGCAGCGCCGATGAACGTGACAGTGGCGGAAGCCACTGGGAAGCTGTCGACGGTCGCCAGAGCGTTGGACGAGGTGTAGATCGCCGGGCTGATCTTCACAGCGGTGTAGGCGCCGGCAACCGCGGTGGCGGCTTCCGTGACCACGAACTGCTGCAAGGAGCCGGTCGATTCACGGGTCTGCGGGTTGACCGCATACACGCCGGAAATCGTGAACACGTCACCGAGGGCAATCGTCTGAGTGCCGGTGCCGGTGATGTTGATCGTCGCCTGGCCCTGCGTGGACACAGTGGTGGTCACCGTGTGCGCGCCGGTGCGGCTGCCGGTCGTGTGCTGCTTGATGGACTGAGA